AACAGGCGATTGTGGGAAGATTCAGATGGCATTAGTACCAGGGAAGAAGCGAATTATGGGAATTCATCATGGAGGTATTGGACAAGATTCTTTTATTTGTCCCATATTTGAAGAGGATGTACCATTTATAGGGGACCCATTAATACCAAGTGCTCTTGGGAAAGAAATCCAGTCACAATATGGAGTGACGACTTTTCCAAAGTTAGAAGCACCGGGGTTTTTGGAGAATCCGGTTTTCGTACCTTCTAAAACTTGCTTTGTTGAGAGTCCCATATTCTCACAAATGTGGGAAGATGGAAAGGTTGAAGTTGCTCCAGCAAATTTGACTTTTTTTGAGAACTCCAAAGGAGAGGTGGTTGATCCAAGAACCAAGGCATTTGAGAAGATAGGCAACGACTGTGATGTGCAGGATTGGTCTGTTTTAGATGATATGCTCGATCATCCGGAAGCCTACTATCAGGGCTTCGGAGAACCTCGAACTACTCCGCGAATGTTAACGTTGGAAGAAACGCTAAACGGAATAGATGGGAAGATTGACGGATTGGACAGGAGTACTTCTCCTACCTTCGATTTTCATGGAGAGAAGAAGAAAGATCTGTGGTCAGAAAAAGGTCTTCCGTTTTGGGTTGATCCAAGAATTGAAGCGGATTTGGCGGAAATGAAGCAAGCCATAGCTGAGGATCGAGACGTTAAAAATACTGCTTTTGGGTGTTTTAAGGACGAATTGCGAGATCATGCTAGAGTTGACGCGGGTAAGACAAGATTATTCGCGGTAAATTCGTTGATGGTTTGTATCTTTATTAAGATGCATATAGGTATGTTATTTTGTGAGTTGAAAACCCACTTAATTGACGTGTCCTCCTCGGTTGGAATTAATCCTTACGGACCAGAATGGGCTCATTTATACGATTACATCATGGATTTGGATGGAGACGTAATGAATGGTGACTTTGAGGGTTGGGATGTTTCAATTAAATTCGTTATGACGTATTTGCTTTTTAAATATTGCAATAGTCATTATAAATACAAAGAGAATTCCTGGGAGTGGAAGGAACTGCGTATGGCATGTCGGTTGACCGTGGGCTTTTTAATCATCTACGGTAGGCGAGTGCTCGAATTGAGGTTTAGTGTGTGTTCTGGAGGTTGGGCCACATCGATAATGAATACTTTTTGCAATCATTGTTTTCATAATGCTTTATGGTTGTGGTTGATCCAACCGAGACTGCCCGAATTTGGCGGTAAAGGATACACTACTAGTATGAGCGATCATATGAGAATGACTTTTTATGGAGATGACAGTGCCGGTCGTCTTTCTAAAGAGGCATCGCAGTTCTGCAATATGGGAATTGCTGCTGATTTTTTTAAGAAGTATTTCGGGCTAAGGTACACTAGTCCTAACAAAACCGATGCTAAGTCTTGGGATGGAGGTGATATTACTCAATTTCAATTTTTGGCGCGTAAGTTTGTACCAGCTAGTCTTGATGGACTGGAGACTGTTCTAGCACCTTTAGAATTGTCATCTATATACGGCATGTTAGCGTATATTAGAAAACCGAAACAGGAGGGGATGACTGTTGAGACTCAATTTCAACAAAATCTTCGAACTGCCCAGATGGAGATGTTCATGCATGGGGAAGAAAAATATGAAAGTTTTATGACGGAAATTAGGCGCTGGACACAGTATATGCCGATGAAACCTAATTACGAAGAGTATTCTTATTGGAAGAAACTCTACATTCGTGGTTATTCTGTCGCTTCAGGAGGTAGTCCTGTTTTAAAAAACGCGTTTGTCGGATTTGATGGCATCCTTCTTGACGAGGAGGGTGATCCTGCTGACAATCTATAGTCGCTTACCGAAGGTGTGCGCGTGCCTGACTAGCCGTGTATGCCGTTAAAGGATAAAAAGGTCGCCGAATACGATGGAGATAATAAACAACAAAAAAAA